TAAACTATTATTTAATGCTGCATTCTGCTGTGCTAACAACATAACCTGCCTAGCAGACACCGCTAAATCTTTCCTATCAGTAACACTATTATCAACTATACTCCCAACCATAACCAATGCTGACCTTATTTTATTAAAATCATCTATAAATTTTTTGATTTTGCCCAATGCACCCTTTGCTGTATCCCCCGCAGTTATTGTCGGAAATTCACTTGACACATTATCTAAACTCTTAATTATATTTTTAGATATATCACTGTCAGCCTCCAGTTTAGTATCCTCAAACTTCTTTAACTGCATATCAATTAAATCTACATTTTTATTAAAATCATCAATATTATAAAAATCCTCCTGAGAAGGTTTCCTAAAATTAAAATTCTCTGTAAATTCCATTATAACACCTCATTTCTTATATATTTATGCCTATAGCTTCCCAACATACCATAAGTAAAAGTTTTTAATTTCTCGTAGTTATTGTATCTTAAAGATACTGAATAGCCTAAATTTGCCGGTATGACTCTTCTAATTAATTCTTTTACCTGAATTAAACTTTTTTTACTTGTAAGTTCAATTATTACAGCAATTTTATACTTTGAATTATCAAGTTGCAGTAAATACTCTCCAACACCAAGCAAATTATCCAACATATTAATTAACATTCTATACGTATACGGCAAAGACGCAGTCCACTTTGTACTTACCCTAAATATTCGCTCTGATAAAGTATCCGTTGACTGCGGCAAAATGCCTAAAAGTTTCTCATAACGCATAATCCCCTCTTTATCACAAGACATAAAAAATTGATTATCCAAATTTCTCGATATTTTATTACTTAAAAAAACAAATTCAGGATTTTCTGCATTTGACACCACACTAAATTCCTTAATAGTTTTTAAGTGCTCTGGTGTATAAACCCCAAGGTTTATTTCTCTATCCATTATCTACTCCTCCGAAAATTGGAATTTCAAATTCTAATAACTTTAAATTCCCAAAAACACCATTTATACCAGTTCCTGAAATATCTGATATTCCTGAAATAGCAAGAATTACAGACTCTATTTGTGCTACACGAACTACAATACCATTTGTATTTACCCATTCAGCCCTTAAACTTAGTAAATAACCTTTTATCGCCTGCTCTATCTGCGCTCTTAACCCCTCAAAAGTATAGCCCATGTCAAAGGTTATCCTTGTATGAATTGATAAACTTATATCTTTTACCGTTTGTACAGTAACTACATGACCTATAGGTGCTAAACCAAACCCATAACCATCTCCTGTAGGGTCAATAGTTTGCTGTACCGTATTAACTAACATGTCACTTGCTTTATTAAATTCAGAATCCAATATAGTTAATAATACCGTTCCGCCTCCATTCCAAACAGGAGATACCTTTGTGCTACCTACACCTGCTATCGCATTCGTTTTCCCAAGATAATCACTTGTATTACCGCCAAACGACTGCAAATTAAAACTATCAAAATATCTCTTTCTAAATGATTCTGTATCCTCTTCATCTTCTCCTGGAATCAATAAATCTACAAGCATTGCCGACTTAAGACCTTGTATAAACTCAATAGGCAGTAAATTTCCAAATCTCGTATTTCCAACACTTCCCGCCACCTCACATTCAAGCTGATACTCTCCTGCCGATATTTTTCCAATAACAACATAATTTAAGTTGTCAATAGAAAACCTCTTGCCTATTTCAAGTTCAAGAGTATTTGGCTCAAATACACCTTTTAAAATTGACGGATATGCAGGGTGAGGGTATAGCCCTCGTTCCCTAGCTCTTCTTATAAGATATTCTCGGCTTGCCGTATCAGCAAACGAATTTTTTTCCAAGTTATCAAATCTTGTATGAGCAATCGCCAATTCTACAGCCGCTGGTGCTGTAGCAACATAAAACACACTACTTTCTCTCTTATCAATGTTAGATGGGGCATTCTCTCGCATTCTTTGTTGTATAGCCTCATATGTATATTCCACTTATATATTCACCTCACTACTTTCCTTTAATAATCCATGCACCGTCAATACATCAAACTCTACTTTAATAATATCTTTCATGGGATATGTAAACACAAAATCTGTAACATCAATAATCCGCTCATCTTGTGTTAATGCTTCCTTTATTCGCCTCGTTAACTCTAATTGGACATACCCCATACGCTTGCCATAAAGTCCTTTTAGTTCCATACCATAGTTCCAGCTATGTATCACTGTATTATATCTTTCAGTGTTCAAAATCATAAACACAGCTTGTCTTACTGCGTCTAAATCTGTAATCATACCACCTATACGATTATTAAGCATATCTATCTTAAAATCTCTACTCGGCTGAGTTACAAACTCCAGTTTTGTACTTATTAAATTATTAACAGGTATCATATCTGCACCAACCTATCTAGTATCAAAAACTGTTGTCCACCTTGTTTTTGCAACAACACCACTTTATCCCCAACTTTCAGAGAGTTATTAATAGTCGCAGTTGTACTCCTACCTTCAAATGTCATTTGAACAGAATAAGAGGTTAAACATTTAGGTATAACAAGCTGCAATTCACCTAATGGAACTTTTTGCTGTTCCACTTCCACACTAATAGGAACTATGGACCTTACCGTTCCAAATAAAAAATTGCAAGGTTTATTAACTATAAACACTTCATTGGCAGCTTTTTTCATAATCTTTACAAATTCATTTGCACTCTCAGACAACAATTTCACCCCCTCTTAATTTTAAATCCATAAAATGCGTAGATTCCCCAAACTTATGTTTACAAGTTTCCACTATCATATAATTATTAATACTCACATCTCCTAAATTTAATTTTACAGGTAACATACATCCTGCTCTTACATCAATACTTCCAAAAGCATCTGATATATCAAGTTTTCGAGTTTTCTTATTATGTAATGATAACAATACATCAGCTTGAACTTGCCCATTGTCGTTTGATTGCATTTCTTCATAATGCTGTAATATTCCCCACTTATTTATATTTTCAGTATGTTTTGAAATAAACACCTCTTTAACACCTGTTTTATCACTATCCTTAACAAGTTTTATCTGATTATAAGTTTCACCTTCTATAGATATTGTATAATTATATGCCTTTGCTGTATCAACATCTATTAATACACCCACCTTCATATTTCCTATATTCCTCAAGGTCAATTTTCCAAAATCATCATATAATACATATATTTCTTTTCGAGCTGAAAGAGTTGCATCTAAAGCAGTTTGAATCATATCAAATAACATCGAATTATTATCAACCTGACTAACTATCTTAAATCCTGTATCTTCTAATACACCTGTTTGTAATTTAAAATCAGATGCTACCTGACTAATTATCTCTGTAGCTGTGGTATTTTCAAAAATGTAGCTATCTTTATTTTTAAGATATCTAAGCTGATCATATGCGGTTATCTGAACCAACCCATCTAGCGTAGGTTTTCTTGAAAATATAAAACCATAAAAAATTTCTTTGTTATTAACCTTAAGTCTTACATGATTACCCTCCTCAAAGACAACCCCCTGACTTATTATAGTAAATTCCAACTTGCCCGGAACGCCCTCACGTTCAGTACTCCATTCAATATTTTCTTTTATTGGAGGAGCATATAAACCTGTATCATTTTTAATAAGTAATTCTATCATATCCCCCTCCTTATATTGGAATAGTGAATACTTGGCCTGCATAAATTAAGTTAGGATTTCCACCTATAACCGCCTTATTCGCCTCATAGATTTTAGGATATTTTCCACCATCTCCATAAAATTGCTTTGCTATTTTCCACAAAGAATCGCCCTTTACCACAGTATAAGTTTTAGGCTCTTCTGTTGGAGCAGGTGAATCTGAATTTTCTCTGCTAACTTCAGCCGATACCTTATTTTCTTCTATTACTGTAATTACTTTAGTTCCATAACTAGGAGCCTGCCTTAAATTTAATGTTACTGATATATCTGATGTTCCGCCTATTTCTTTTATAGTGTAGTTCTCCAAAGCCACTGTCATATTTGTACCAAAAAGTCCTTCCCTCGTAACTATAAAAGGAAAGGACTTTTTTTCAATCATACAAGTTCTAAGAACATCAAGATAATTTTCTGCTGGTTCAAAACCATTTTCGTAAATAGCATGCGGAAAATAAGAGTTTGGCAATAATACCTCAATATCTATTTCTGTTAATCCTGGAGTTTTAAGTAAATTTATTTCACCCTCATTAATAAGCGTTACTGTTTCATTTCGCCCCTTTATCTTTATATCCATTTTAGGCGGCGGTACAGGAAAGAGTTTTCCATTTATATAAAATTCATACATTATGCCATACTCCTTTCTGATACTTCATGCATAGCATCATTAACACTCGAGGTTAGATATCTCACCATTCCATCAAGGTCACTGCCATTTTTTATAGTATTGTTGTTAGTCATATCAACTTTTATTTCTGCTGTAGTAAATCTATTGATAACTTCTTGTTCAGCCATGTCTCTAATATATTGTAATTCTTCTACTGTAGCATCTAAGCTGTCTGCAATATCACTTGTATTACTTGCCATACTAGCAGTATTACTTGAAATATTCTCGATAGCTCCCTTGTCAAATACATCTGCCTCCGGAGTCGAACCCACTGCTTCACTTTCAGCTTCAATTTTCATTTTTTCTATATCAGCTAACCTAACATCCCTATCTGCTTGAGCCTTAAGCTTCATATCCTCAATAGATTGTTCTCTTTGCTTTATATCACTCTGAACATTAGCCTTGTATTCAGCAAATTCTTTTGCCATGCTTGCTTTTTGTGCAATATTATCAACTGACGCAGACGTTCCAAATGTCACAGTTGCTACAGCATCAATTGAAATATTTAGAGCATCATTAACTTTTGCTATAAAACTATTAATTAATCCTATTGCTCCATTAATCATTGATTGCAGTATCATTAGAACATTCGCTCTTAAATCTCCAATAACATTAGCTATTCCTATTGCCACTTCCATAACCTTTAATGCAAATTCACCCAATCTCTTAAGAATATATATAATTCCTGATGTTAAAGATATCTTTACTAAATCCCACTCACTCTTAATTTCATTCATTGCTATCGCCCATGCTATTTTTATACCTCCAACGGATTGAGCCCATTTGTATATCATTGCCACTGCAATACCTATAGCCAATGCAATCAACATTATCGGACTTAACGACATTGCTATATTTAAACCTTGCTGTGCTAAAGTATATACTATAACAGCAGCAGCAATTCCCAAAATAACAGGTTCAATATAAGACCAGTTCTGAGCCAAAAGAGAAATAAATTCTAAAATTGGCTGTGAAACAGCTAATAACCTATTTGATATATCATCCCATATTTGACTCCAAGTAATTGGTATACCTTCCAAAGCTGTACTTGTAGACTCACTTGCCGCAAACAAAGAATTTTTAATAATATCAGATGTAATTTTACCTTGTTCTGCCAGCTCTTGTACTTTTGTAATTGGTTCTCCCATATAATCTGCAATACTTTGAGCTATAGGACCTGCCTCACCAAGTATCGTATTAAACTCCTGCCCGCTCATCACTCCAGACTTCATAGCTTGTGTAATAACATTCATAACCGAGTCTGCCCCCTGTGCACTAGTTCCTGAAATAGCAAACATTTTATGAAGCTCTTCAGAAAATGCTACAATCTCTTGAGTATTATTAAAAACCCCACTCACCTGTGAACCAAATGCAGTAACTGCATTTGCCATGTCCATATACGAACTTCTTGAACGCTGTGCAGATGCAAATATCTTAGAGTTTAGCTGTTCAGTAGTTTGCAGTCCATCATTCATTAAATCCAGCCGCACATTAATTTGAGTCATGCTGTCACTAAGATTAAGTAGTTTTTTTGCTCCGTCCATACTCAAATAACTACCAACGAACCTCATTACTTTATCAGCAAGCTTACTTGTTTTATTAGCCCCTTCATCTACTGCTTCATTAAAGGCCATTTGTTCATCTGTTCCATCTCTTATTCCCTGTTCTGTTTCACTAATTGCTCCATTTAATCTCGAATATGCAGTGTTAATTTCTCCAATGTCCATACTTCCCATGGCAGCATTCAACTCTTCCTGAACACTAACAGCTTCTCTTAACTGACTTCTAAGATGTTCAAGTTCCGTATTAGCACTTTTAGAAGAAATATTTATCGGATTGTTTCCAATACTTTCAATTTGATGCCTTAGTACATTAATTCTATTTCCTACACCTATTAAATCATTAACTGCTTTTCCTGGCAGTATATTCATCTTCAATGCTTGTTGTGTAATTTTTGATTGTGAATTACTAAGACGTGCAATCATCTCATTTGCACTTGATATTTCGCTTTTAAACCGTTCAGCTCCTGTATTTGTAAATATCTCCATATCTGACGATTTCCACGCTACAGGCCTCTCCTGCGGAGGAGGCCCTGATACAGCAGGCATTACTGGTGATATAATGTTTTGTGCCTTATCGTTAAACTCATTTATTTCTTGTGTTGCTTTATTAAAAGCATCGCTCACCATATTTATGCTTGATATGTCTATAGGTATAGAAGCACTCACACGAACTTTATCAAATGCAGCAAATGCTACATTAGCTGCATTTGTTGCATTCATTAATGATTCTGACATACGGTCGTATAACTGTATTGTTTCATTTAACATTACCTTTTAGACCTCCTCTCTATTTCCTTTTGTTCCTCTTTTTTTCTTTCACCTTTAATATTAATTGCAGCAATTATAAAAGCCTTTTCACTATCCTCCAAGGCCAAAAATTGAGAGGGTAGCATATGCAGTTTATGTAAGCAATAATATGCATACCCCGCATCTGCATCCTCCTCAATTAGTTTTTTGCCTCTTCTACCTTATCATTAATATCTGTAAAATCATTAAAATCATTCACAAATGATACAAAATCATTGAACTCACTAACATTATCAACCATTTCAACTATCAAATCTTCGGCACACATAACACCATAATCATCTTGAAGTTCCTTAGCATTAAGATTTGGTTCTACTACAGATTCACACAAAAGCCTAATTAAATACTTATCATAATTAAACTTTTGTCTATACTGTCCTCGCCTTCCAGTGATAGGAATTTCTACTGTACATTCCTCACGCAAAGCATTATTTTCCTTTGTCGTAATCGGCTTAATAACCCATTTTAATGGTTTACCCTTTTCATCTTTAAATTCCTTAGATACTGCATATTGTGCGTTCTTTTTAACTGCTTTCTCACTCTTAAAAAATCCTCTTAAATTACTCATCTCTTAATATCCTCTCATCTTTCAATTTAGCCCTGCTCTAGTGAGCAGGGCCAGCCATTAAATAGTTAATTATTCCATGCCTAACAGGCGTTCAAATTCCTCTGGCATTTTTGCATCTTCAAATGTAAAGCTAACTTCTTCATCAAGGTATTCTGCGTCTGCATCTAGCTTCGCAAGCATACCCTCGTCAATGTTACAGTCAATTAAAACTATTGTTTGTCTGCCTGTACCTGAAGTTTTATCTTCATTTTCAATTTGAATATCAAAATAGGTATCCTCACCCGTTTGCATGTACTTAAGCAAAAGTTTACGAAACACACTAGTTACATAATGTATTTTAGCTTTTCCAGTGCCTTCCCAACCAGTAGCTTTATTACCCTTTCCAGTTCTTCCCATTATAGGTACTTTTACTTTTGTCTTTTTAACATTAGCTTCAATATTTATAAGTTCTAATAACTTACGTCTTTCACCATCAATTGTTACATATGCACATCCAGTTGAACCACTTATTGTATCTCTTGCCCTCATTGTTACGTTATCAGCCATATTCTATACCTCCTTACGAAACACGGACAGTCATATATAACTGTTCCATTGTTCCTATTATTGTAATATTCATCTCTGCTTCTACTGCGTTTTTATCTTCACCTGCAAACACTATGACATCTTCGTCTGCAAAAGGCTCTATCGCCCCCATATCTCTGATATCTCCAAGAATTCTAATTAAATCTACCCAAAAACTAAGACGTCCTGTATTACTGTTTCCAATTTTACCAAGGTATTTCATATTAAATATATTGGAAATTGTCACTGCAATCATATCAGATATTCTTATAGCCTTGTTATCCTTAAAAATATCACCCTTAGTATCAGAAATTGTTACAAGAGAATTTATATCTTTAAGCACTGCAGCCTCAAGTCCAACACTGTGCAGTACAAACTCGCCAGCCTTTATAGCATTTTCTAGTGCTGTTTGAGTATATGCAGTATCTACTAAATATTCACCATCGTAGACTCTGTTGGTATTGCTTTCATTTATGCCTCTGCCTGCAATAGCTCCAGTTACAAAGTACACAAGACTAGCTTCATGTTCTTCCTCATCTAAAACCTTATTTCCAACATTAACCACACCTTCATAATTAGCTCGCTTATTATAAATCACTGTCTGGAATTTCGCCCCTACTTCATCTCTCATACGCTTTGTATACGCAACATATAGAGATTTTATAACATCATCTGTTGTAATAACTCCCAGTGCATTAAAATTAAATGCTTCAAACTTATCAAGTGCTAATTGGTGCGAATCTCCTGTCACTATACCATTAGTACCTCCTGTAAGAGGTTCAGCTACCACTTCTGATAATGATGTTGCTTTAAATTGAACATATGCATTATCAATTAACTCTTCTGCACTTGCAACTGTCTGTGAATCAACTGCAAGAGTATCTACAACTGTAATAACATCAAATTTAGCATTATCTTCTACATTCCTTGCAACTGTAATCTTAATTTCGTTACCTTTTACACCACTATGTCTGGCAACTGAATATGTATTTTCAGCCTTAACTCCGCCACTATTTAATCTGTATATATATACACAGTTTGCATTCAAAAATAAATCCCTTAATCCTTTTAATTTAGGAGAATTATAATCGTACCCTAAAATCTCCCTTGATTTCTTTTGTAAATCAACTCTTGTAAGTTCAAAAACTTCATTGTCTATCCCCCAATCCAACTCTAATGCCATAGCAGCAGTACCTCTGCTATTTGGCAAATTCATAGAACGTGCTGTAGACACAACATTAATATATGTTCCTGGTAAAACCTTGTTTCTAGATGTAAAATTCCCACCGCCTAATGCCATTTAATTCACCTTTCCTTTCATAAATTTTTCTATTTTTTTCTCAACTTCACAAAATGAATATAACTCATCATCTGCCAATATGGCCTCTAGTAAATCCTTATACCTGCCATATTTTTCAGATTTAACAATTGAATCTTTTATATATTGTTTTGTATTCGACTCAATATCTGATGTTTTGTTCTCTAGTTCCTTTTTTTTACGCATATTCTTTATCCTTTCAATTTTGTTACTGTTTCAACAGTTTCCATTTCTGGTTCACTCTTACCTATTTTCACCACAAAAAACTTATAGGTCACAAAAAACATTAATGTACCTTCGTTTCGCTCTGCTCGCATATCATTTCCGCGTATAAAATTCCCATCTTCACCTATTAACTCCATACAGTCAAATAATCTTTCTAGTACAGTGTTTAGTTCATAATTAGTATTAATCTTATCTGCTGGAAAGTAATGAATACAAAAATCACTATTCCTAAGATACTTGTTTCCCAAGAAATGTTTTGATGCAGATGTTAAATTTTCAATAAAAAAACAAGGTCCTGTTAAACCCTGTTCAATATTATCTTTATAAATATCAACATCTCTAAACTCCCTCTCAAGTGCCTGTATTATCTTATTAAACACATCCTGTATCATTTCGACACCTCCGATAATATCTTACAAAAAATCTTTTTCAATCTAAGCTTTTGTACAATCTGTAACCGCTAATAACTTACTCAAAATTTCTATAAAAGTTACAGGTCTTTCTATTCAACCTGTATATCTCCTTCTTGCAAGACCTCTTACTATACAACTTTTCTTATTACCCCTTCCTACTCTTTGCTAAAATCCTTTAAGCTGCTGATTTATAGCATTCAACCCCTTTCAACAACTTGACCGCCTTTTTGTTAAATACATAATCTTATTTTTTCATTTTATTACTTCCTTTCATATTTCATTTTTTAATGTGGCATACCTAAGAGTGACAATATTGTTCTTTAACGCCTGCAATACCAAAAAGGCAAATTTTATTTATCACAATAGAGTTTCGCAAACGAAACTCTCGCCTACGGCGGTCGCAATTTGCGACATCTACATTGTACGCCGCAGTGTGCTCCACCAGAGTTTTTTTATGTAATGGAAATCAATTTCATATTACATAAAAAGAACACCCACATACGCAGGTGTTCAGTTTATCGATACTTATACTAATATATCTTTTAAGTTTTTTAGAACTCAAATATATAATTCTTAATCTCCACTTACACTATATCATAGAACTCATGGGCATTGTGGGCATCTTTAAAAAACTTATAAAATTTTCTTGATGCAGTTCTTCTGTCCATTCCTAATTCATCTCCTATTTCCTGCCAGTTCATATTATTAATACACCTTAACCTAAGTATTAACCTTGTTTCAGCGTCCTCTATGGCATTTAAGAACTCCTCAATCTTTCTTCTCTCATCTTGAAGTTTCCTTAGATTATAATTTAATAAATCCTCAACCATAATTTTTCTGCTTAAATATTCTACATTTGCATCTTTCATTTCTGAACTTCTAGGCATATCTGAAATAATATTAGACTTATACAGATTTCTCACATTCAGTTCTTCTAATTCTAGCTGTAAGTTTTTGATTTCTCTTTTTATATAATTTATCTGACTTAAATTTTCAATCGTCATATTATGCCTCCAATTTTAAATACACTTACATTTTCTCTTAAAACAATACATTTAATTCTTGCCTGCGACAGTCGCTTTACAACATTCACATTATACTCCGCAGTGTAATCTCCCAGATAGATTTTATATAATAGGAACACTATTTCCTATTATACAAATATACTTGCAAATATAATTTACATCATTTATAATAAAGGTGTTAAATTAATTACTTAGTTGCAGAGTCTTAACAATTGCCGTTGTTATTACTCTCTTCTAATTCTTTACTTCTATTCATCTAAAGCTTTTTTCTTGTCCAGCAAGCAATGCTTTAACATACTCATTATACTTATGTTCTGCATCTTCTTTGTCATTTGTTACATATAATATAACCTTATGCAATCCACATACACTTTCTATCTTATAAAGTATTTCATTTTTAGCTCCTAGTTCAGCAAACACTGATATCTTTTCTGCAAGAACCCTACTTCCATACATATTTTCTAACTCTACTATCTCTAACACTTTTTTCCTCCAAATATAATTAATAATACCCCACCAGAATAATAAAAATACTTCAATTAATATGTTCTGTTATGGCATACATAGCTGCTAAATTTCTTATATATCTTCTGCCTGCAAATCTGTAAACGCTTCATTCGCACCAAATGCGACATATTGACTAAAAAAAATAGCATTAACTTCATCACGTGTAAGTTCCAGCGCTTTTGCTATCAAGCCTGCTTCTCTTATAGTAAAATTTTCACCATTAGCGTTTAATTTCCTATATATCGTAGCTTTATCTATACCGATTTTTTTTGCCAGTAACTCAATGCTCATTTCACATTCCACTATCTTTCCTTTTAACTTATTGATATTGACCATTTTCCCACTCCTTTCTTTCGCGTATTATGCAACTACGCAAACTATAACATTTATTTTGTCACTCGTCAACCATTTTTTTGCATTTCACGCAACTTTATTCCCTTTTTTCTTTTTCATTGTTGCATATTTGCGAAATGCATGTTATTATCTTATTTATATTACGAAGGAGGAAGTACACATAATGACTATAGGCGATAGAATTAAACAACGTAGAATTAAAATAGGCATGAGTGTTGATGAATTAGCCGCTAAGTTAAATAAAAATAGAGCTACTATATATAGATATGAAAGTAATGATATTGAAAACTTTCCAACTACTATCCTTGAGCCCTTGGCAAATGCACTTGCAGTATCACCTGCATATTTAATGGGTTGGAATGATGAAGATAATATTTTTTCTATCGAAAATATCTTACCAATAGAAACTAGAAAAATTCCCTTACTTGGCGAAATAGCTTGTGGCATTCCTCAACTTGCAGAAGAACACTTTGACTGTTATATAGAAGTTGGAGAAAACATTCAAGCAGATTTCTGTTTAAAAGCAAAGGGTGACAGCATGATAAATGCAAGAATAAACAATGGTGATATTGTTTTTGTCAAAAAACAAAGTGACGTAAATAATGGAGAAATCGCAGTTGTATATATGGATGGTGAAACGACACTTAAAAGAGTCTTTAAATACCCTAACTTAATCATATTACGTTCAGAAAATCCAGCATATAAAGAAAAGGAAATACACAAGAAAGATTTTGACACCCTCTGCATTCTTGGTAAAGCTGTCACTTTCCAAAGCGATATAAAATGA